TCACTTCGCCGATTGTAATTACATACTTTAGAAATCATCGTGCTGAATTTCGGATTTCCTCGATAATCATATTCTGTCTCATTAAATTCTGCATCATCCACTTTGTATTGTATTCCTTTGACAACAACAGCGTGCGATGTCGTGTCGTTTTTCTCTTTATGAACCACGTCGCCGAGGAAATGTTTAAATACTTTCGTAAGCCCGTCTTTACGCACCATTGTCCCAGATAAACCGAGTGTATATTTTGTTACAACCTTCATCATGCATCGACAAAAGACCTCAGCCGACATATGATGACATTCGTCATACACCGAGAGACCAAATGTATTGAATAAATCTCTCGGATACTCCTTCATCGAAAGTGATTGAAGCATACCGATAACGATGTCTTTATCATCGATGTCAACAATTTGTCCCTGTATCATTCCTACACGCGCAGCAGGCAAGAACTGTTGAATTCTCTCAATCCATTGGTTCAAAAGGAAACTTTTATGGACGATGACGAGAGTCTTCATTCGAAGGCGAGAGATAATATTAAGCGCCATTACTGTCTTTCCTTTTCCTGGATCAACATCGAGAAGCCCACCGCCACCCATTCCTGCATTTTCTGGTTTTGTCACTTGATGAATGTATTTATCCACAATGACATTCTGATATTCACGCATTTCGCCCGAGAAAATGAGAGAATCCGCGACGGGCGAACCAGATGGAATTCGCGTTTCTTCTGGCGGACCATATATTTTCGTTCCATAAAACCGAGGAATATATATTTTTTTAGAACATTCCCGATAAATTGGGAATTTAGGTGGCTGAACCGGTGCTTTAGGAACATACGCACCAACGGTGAGTTCATCTCTCAATAATTTCAAATCTTCAGCATCCATGCATTCTTTGAGAAGAGTATATCCACGAGGTCCATAATAGGATACAACCGCGGTAGGTACGGCGACAGTGCCAACGGTGGCTGCTGCAGTCATAATTGTAGGTTTAAATAGAATGTGTCGAGAGATTTCAATTCTATGTGAAATTAGTTTTAGAATAATATATAGTATAATAATAATAACATTCTATCTCGTTTATATATAGGCCAATAATATCATGGATACCTTTCGCACATTAATGCGTCAAGAAAAGCAACACGAAATGGTGATTTTTGTGTTATTAATATTGTATATTGTTTTTACGCCGTCTGTTCCCCCTGCACTTGCTGAATATGCAGAAAGTACGACAGGTCAGGTTATTGTGGTTATAATCGCGATTACTCTTTTCTTGAGCACCAATCCAGTTGTAGGCATTTTAGGCTTTTTAGCTGCATACGAATTCATTCGTAGATCAAGCCGCACCGTCGGTGTTTATGGAATTGAGACATTTTCACCTACTGAAAAGAAGAAACAAGAAGTTATGACTGCGATGAACCCTGCTCCTGTAAAGACTCTTGAAGAAGAGCTTGTCGAGAGTCTGGTTGTTATCTCTCCGAATAATGAAAATTCAGGACTTTCTGACGGTGGGTCGTTTCAGCCGGTTCTCGGTGAGTTGTATGGCGCAGTTGAACCAGAATATGACGGTGTGATTTAATCACAACTCTGGAGGTCTCATGACAACCGTAGTATATTATTATAACTTGATAGTTTCATTCAAATTATCAAATTATATGACATAAATAATGGTCAGGTTTCGGCTTACCAAAATGTTTCATAATTATTTATAGAAGCACCACCGCGTTGGCCAATTATATCACCGGATGAATTCACTTTGTTACCTATACGGTTAAATAGAAAACGAAATAAATAAAACAGTATTGCTGCAATTAATAATCCTACTAATGTACCGATAAGAGTTCGAAAGATATCATTTTGTAATATTGTTTCCCAGTTTAAACCAAACTTAGTTAAATCTAGCTCCGCTAAGCTGCCGAGTTCGCCATTATTTGCAGATTGTTGATATAAAACTGTACCATCTTCACCGGTTGGATTACATTTGATGTAAATATCGCCGTCGCCTTTCGCATTATTGGCACCGTGTTTATTGTAATAATACATATTTTTGGGCATAGCATTTTCGCTGATTGGTCCAGTTTTGGTAATTGATGTATCACGATTCACGTCATTCAAACTTGCCAATGAATCGCGAAATACAAGAATTGCGTCTTTTTTATGATATACGATATAATTATATACTCCAGTGTATTGCGGCAATAAATGACGACCAACATACGTAAAAAACCCTTCTTTTGGAATAAGGTTGCCTAAATTGAAGTTATTTACGTCAGAAATGTATTTTCCACCAGTGCTTGAACGACCTGGAAGGTTTTGCAATATTGTATTCATGATATCAGAACTTTGCCGTCCTGTTCCATTTCCGATATTGATAGGAATGGACACGATTAAATTACGACCATCCGCACTGGAATGATACGCAAGAATTTCAGCGTCGGCAAGAGCACCATCATATCGATGTAATGATGGTTGATGAATATGGATATGTTCAACCTTATAATCGACGCCATTATATCTTGCTGGATAAATACCGCCACTTCCACTATCATATGGAATACGTAAATAAGACCCTTTATGAAATACGTTACATGTACTGGTATTATACTGATATGAAAAATTACAGGTAGAAGAACATGCTCGGTCTTCTTTTCTCATGATATCGGACGTTAAATTTACTGGTGCATCTCGATTTGAAGTTCTTCTAGATGCGGATGCCATCGAAATATACTTTCACTACTGTGTGTATTTCTATATATAATATTATATATAAATTATGTATATGGTAGCGGATGAAATTATCACGAAATAAAATACAAAAGATACGAAAGCAACAACATCAAAGTGTAAGAAAATGGAAAAAACATCATAAATCTGCACGGAGAACTACATTTAGACAAAGTCGGCGTCAAAACATGGCAGGTGTTATGACAAAGTATCCTTCTATTGTGAATAATGTAGTGAATCGTACGTTAAAAAAATACATACCACTCTCTGAATTGGCAAAAATAAAGAACAATTACAAAAAAATGAGACGGATGCGACGAAAACAAAAAATGTATAAAATGACTGGTGGTGTTGGGGTTATTGACAATGTTCAAGAATTGCCAGCCAATACAGCCAATACAGCCAAAACAGATAATACAGCCAATCCAAATATAGAATATAAAAATGATACATCTTCGATTGTGGCAGCAGCAGTTGCAGCAGCCATCGCATCAGCAGTTTCGGCGATAAATGCAAATAAGCCTCAGTCAAACGTTGCAAATAACCCAAATACCGAAAATGTATCAGGAACACAGCCCACTTCCGCCGCCGCCGCCGCGAGTAATGAGTTGAAATTAGGCCAAAATAGCGTCGAAAGTGAAACCAGTAATACTGTGAAAGAAGGTGAAACTACAAGTACAAAAGAACAAACTGCGAACAATGTCACAACACCAAACACTGGTAAAAAACAGTCACTTATATTAGGCCCAAATGTTATAGGCGATATAACCATCAGAACAGATGAACACGTATGCTACAGTGAAAAGGAAGCTTATCGATTAATAGAATTTCTTATTACAAAGGGTCTTCCTTATTATGTTCAGATTGATATTGACCCTGTTAATAAACCAACCCTTAGTAAGAACGATACAGATATATTCGATTTACGTAGAATTTTGTATGGTAAGTTTGCAAAAGATATTACACTCGTACCGGAAAGCAAACGAAGCCTATATTTCCAGGAAAATACAGTGGTTGGTATTGCCAACGGTGATACGCTTGGAAATGAATATCCTGATAGTATTTTTATTCATACAGGTGAGAAGGGGCAAATCCAGAAAAAGTCAAGTGATACAGAGATTAAAATTAAAATTATCAAAAAATCTAGTACTGATACGCCGGTCGCTATCTTGTACAATTCAAATCGCCTGTATAAGCTTGGCGGAAAAGACAAGGCTGCATCTATCGATACCATTGATCTACTCCGAAAACTGGATAGAAACAACCAAATCAATACGTCTGAGTTCAGATTACAAGTTGCACCATTGACAGAAGATGAGTTTAAGAAAGATGCGGAAATTGTTGCTGCCGGAGGTATTAATCCACAAGGAACGACTGTCATTGACGAATCGAATACATATATTGTTAATTTGAAAGAAGGTTGTAAAATAAGGTCTATTCAAACCTTACGTAAATCTCTCGAGCGAGCACGTTTAAGTCTTGAAAACGAAAAAGATAACAGCAAAACCGACGCTCTGAATATATTCAAAATGTTAAATGAATTATTAGAAAATCCTGATTTTACAAATAGTGATGGATATGCAGATTTTAAAGAATCGGTGTTTGGGTATTCTTATAAACTACGCGGTTCTGAGAGATTATTTGGATTTGCCCAATTGAAAACAATATTCGAAGACAATAAAGAGTCTCTTCCATCAGGTATTAAGACAGAATTTCTTAAATTACTAAAATTATTAGGTCACGGTCCGAATGGTCCAAATGGAGATTGCGAACGTTTTAATAATGTATCCAGGTCAGATTATGAACTTCGTCGAATACAAACATTTGAAGAGGATGGTAAAATTGTAACAAAGACAACCGATACGCTCGATAGCGCATTAAATATTTCGGGATTTGCAAAGCAAATATCGAAAATGGATAATACCAAAAACCCTGATAATACCAAAAACCCGGATAATACCAAAAACCCGGATAATACCAAAACCCCCGATAATAATGAAACCAAAAACACTGATAATAATGAAACAACAAATCCTGACAAATCAGAAAATAGATACACTAGCCCCACAATGGCTTCTTCAGCCGTTGCAACTGCATTATCTGCGTTAATTGGTGCAAGGTAATGCATCAAATGCGAATGGCCATACATATGTGTAACTTAATTTATAAAGGCAAATATCGCAACGATGCGCTATCATAAGCAGTAACTCGAAATGCATCATTATAACCTTCAACATAAACCATATCACCTGTACTTACATTATTACACCCATATTCATTTGTGCCACTCTTACCATTCACAATAACTGGTAATTTAATTGCGTTATTTTTATCGCTCAGTGTATAAAATTGCCATTTATCGCGATTTGTAAATAATGGTCGGCCAATAAGAGGGAGTATTGTTTCCTGGGTTGATGTTGCTGATGGAGTATTACCACTTCGAGTAAGAATACCAACTTGACGATATGTAGTATCAACTGAACGCGTAGGAACATTTATGCGAACACCACCGCCACCTCCACCACCGAGACCATCCATACCGCCATAGTGTATAGTTTCAACACCTCCCCGAATATCATATATTGGTCGAGTTGAACCAACTGAATTATCTCGTAGTGGTGGAACATATGGGTTTAATAACACATCCTGATTAGACGATGGTCCGCCTATACCGAAATCTAAAGAACCTGATTGCGGGTCAGTAGGTGTCATCATAAAAAGCGGTCCGCTACCATGAGCGTGATGGCCGTAGGCGTGTGGATGATGACCGTGTCTATGGGCGCTGGAAAAAAAATAGGAATGTGCATAAATGGCAATACCTATGACAATAACTGCCAAAATAAGAAGCGTTATATTCTCAAAACATAAAACGCCCGGCGGACATTTACGAACCATAATAAATAATGCTAAACGCAAGAAGAGGTTAGTATTATTATATGCATTTATTTATTTTTTGGGTTGATGGAATATAAAGGAAAACTCAATTGTATTATTATATATACTCAAATATCATATGGACGAACAACTTGAACCGACTGAATTTATACCAGGATGTGTAAGTGTAATTATACCATCGTATAATCGTTACGAATTACTAAATCATTGCATAAAAAGTGTCTTGGCGAACACATATAAAAATATTGAAATTTTTGTAGTGAATGATTGTTCAACGGACCAGCGATATTATTCCGGCCAACTTGAAAAATATGAAAAAACAACCATAATTCATTTACCTATTAATATGCGAACGAAATATAATGTAACATCCGCACAAGGTATGACCAGAAATTACGGATTAGAACGCGCGAAAGGTGAATGGATTGCATTTCTAGATGACGATGATTTTTTTCTCGAGAACAAGATTGAAAAACAAATAAATCATATGATATCAACCAATTTTAAATTTTCATCGACGAATATGTTTTTAATTCACCATAATTCGCTTACGTTGGATACACTAGATTATACCATAAGAGGTACATATTTTGGAACTGATATTCCCAAAGTATTTAACCGACAAATGATTTATATGACGAACTATATAAACAATTCTTCAGTCATCATACATCGTTCCATTGTAAATAAGACTGGAAAATTACGTTTAATACCACGCGGTGAAGAAGATTGGGACTATTGGAAAAGAGCGCTGGAATATACAGATTGTATATATATTGACGAACCACTTGTATATTATACATCAGGTGTCAATAATAGTAATCCTGTTAAACATTATAGTTGAAATACTACTTATAACAAAATTAATATAATGGAATGCTAATGAATTCCATTATATGTAGTAAAAAACGTTTTCGATTTATTTTTTGCTTGCAGGCGTTGCAAGTCCCTTCAACATTTCAGTTATTCCTCTAATACCTCCGTTTCCAGTTATTTGCTCCATAAATCCTTCTGCCGATTTCAGCAAAGGACCCATTTCTTTCATATTTTCCATAAGTTCCTTTTGCTGGTTCATGAGAGATTTAGTTTGGTCAGTTAAACCACGAACACCTTCTTCGCCAATTATGTTTTCAATGTTATCATATGCTTGTTCCAATGTAGATGCATAATCGATACGATTGGCTTCTTTTGCTTTATGTACATTTTCACCGTCGTCATCGTCTTTTCCGTCATAGCTTGCAGGGGACAGTGATTTCATTCCTTGCTTTTTTGAATTTTCTTGCTTTTTTGTAGCGTTTAATGTGGTTTGCTGACGATTACCCTCCTGCTTTGTTTCATTCTTCGGTTTTTGTTCTGTATCATCGTCTTCTGATGCATCATCAGAATTAGTTTTGGGTTTCGAACTGCCTTTGTCTTCTGCTTCTTCTTCTTCGGTATTGCTCATGGTTGTTTTGCCTTCTTTTTTTGTCTTCATTCCTTCTGTTACACCCTGCACTCCGACCATTTCAAGAACAAAAACAGTCGCGAAAGCAGTCAAAAGAACAATAATCATATTTTTACTAAAGTAAGACATAACGAGACCTATTAATGCCATAAGCACAACGGCGTTGATGTTCTTGTTTGCAATATGACGTAATATACTCAATAATACGAGGAGTAAGCTACCATATAAAACAAACTTATTCTGAAAAAATGGAGCATTAAACAACTTGTTGATATAAAAAGAATACATGTATGATAATATATATTTTAAGAATATAATAAATTCACAATTGACAAAATTGATATTTATTTGTGTGTATAAAGTGAAATATAGGTAGAATAATATATGTCACGGTATGAAGTAGGACTATGTCAAAAATTTAATCGAGATATTCACGGATTTAATCCAAATACAAGCACCCCTGAAGTAGAAAGACATTACATTTGTTTATTTACATTTGATTTTACGTGTAATGGGTTATATCTCTCTGCATCTTCACTATCGAAATACTATGGTGCAACGATTGAAATTGTAGAAACACAGACGTTATATCCTGGCGACGAAACTATCGCAATTTATAAAACATTCTGGTTGCGTATCTTTCAGAGAATTTGCAAGAGATGGCTTGTTCAACGTCGTTTTTCGCGCTCAACGCGTTTATATTCATTTCTTCTAAAACGCGAATATCAATTGACTAATACATCAATATAATTGATTTTTGTGGGTCGGCATCGTTTTCGTTTATGTCATTTTGAGTATCGCCGACTTCTTCTTCCTCTTTTTCCTCTTCATGGTTGTATTCATCAACGTATTCGTCACCGTTTTCTTCTTCCTCTTCGTCTTCAACGTATTCAACGTATTCGCCACTGTCGTCATCCTCTCCATCGTCTTCTCCATCGTCCTCCTCTCCATCGTCCTCTTCGTCTTCTTCTCCGTCGTCTTCTCCATCGTCCTCCTCCTCGTCCTCTTCGTCGTCATCCTCTTCGTCTTCTTCATCATCTTCTTCTTCCTCATCGTCGTATTCTTCCTCATCGTCGTATTCTTCTTTGTCATCGATTTCTTCGTCATATTCATCGTATTCGCTATAGTCGTCGTCATCGTCGTGTTTATTGGCTTTTCCATCAATATCTTCCATAAACATGATTTCATTCATATTTTCGATAGTAACACCAATCACCGTATCTATATTCATTAACTGTTCATAACTATTTCGCATCTTTTTCAAAAGCATACCTATACGTTTTTTATCTTTGATAAGTTCCGACATCATTTTATTACCATTTGGTTTTCTAGAGATTGACGAGAGATTTTCACGTATAATTTGATTGATATGGCGATATATTTCATCTAAATAGTATAACTGATTGCGATGTTCTTCCACCATTGTATCGAATAACCCTTTTGCTTTCATATAGACAGACAGCAAATGCTTGTTGTATTTCATATTATGTCGAAGTGTAAGCATTTTCTCGATAATTTTTCGTTTTGTTTCTTTATCACTTTCACGAAAATCATTCACAGCAAGGTCTTGTTTAGATAATAAGAAATAGCTATCACCATACGGGTCGTTATTATCATTCATGATTTATAATAATTATTATACACAGTTATAATTAAGTTAGAATAAAACCTAATTATATTATGTTAAGATATCAAACTGTAATGATATTATAAATGTGCATTACTATTCGGCGTAATGAATTGATTTTCTTGATTCAGTTCGTACGCATTTGGTTGAGACTTATCATTTCTTTCCGACGTAAGACGACCAATATGACGGTTAGTAATCTGATTATAAAACCCCGACATAAATCCTAGCTGCGTCCATTTATTTGCATAATCCATCTCGAAAAACTGATTAGGTGTATCATAGTCGCCAATCGTTAATATCGCTTCAACGTCTATAATCGATGGGCGAAAACTATAGTGTGGCCAATAATGACAGTTTGAATATGCGATATCATCGCCGACTATTTTATGTTCATGAAGTGCCATTTCATATTTCATACGCTGCAACATACGATGCCCTTGTAATTTATAATCACTAATCGTCTCTCCGTAATTTCGATTGTATAAGATTTGTCGGACATTATATCCCGAGTTTCGCGCATCTGTCATCATTTGTGTTGCTTTTTCGATGTAACTTCCTGGTGTATGAAATAGAAAATCATCCTCCATATGTATCCAATACTCCGGTCGTAACTCGTTTAGTTTGCTCCAAATAATTTTCATACTAGCACGATGCCCTTTTTCTGGTACGCACTTCATGTAATAATCTATCCATGGATATTTTGACTGCATAATAGCTCTGTCATTTTCACTAGAATTATCATCCACGCAATACCAATAATCTATCATATGAACATCCGACCACATATTCAATATTGAATTGACCGTTAGCTGAAATAAATCTAATCTCTTACATGTTGTAAATGTAATAATAACCCGTGGTGACTTATTACGGTCACGTTTTATAACTGCTATTGACGCAGATGGCTGTGATACTGCGGGGATGTTTTTATCGAGGTAAGGTAATTTATCAAGTGAGCGCGATACGTGAAACTCTTGACAATTTTCCTTATTCGCATTTTTAACAACCTTTATTAATTCGCATGGTGCGACGAGAGCATCTTTCACTTTTGCAAATAGTATGTTCCATGTTTCAAAATCGTCATTGTTATACTCTGCATTTTTAGATGCCAACACAGAAAGTACGTGATCAACAACGTAAAATAAACGTAACAATTCCGGATATGAATCTTCTTCAAAAAAATTTCGATAAAATGTCAGATTTCGATATGTAGATAATATGTAATGAAAACTCATCACATTATGTCGAAGAATAGTTTTACAGCATTCATATCCACTTCGTTTATCTGAAATATAAAATGCGGATATGGAATTATTATATTCTATCACATCATGGTATTTGTCAATCGTGATGAATAGTTTATTTTGTGGAATCTTGTTGTACTCTTTATATTTGTGATAAAGCGCATTTACCATGACATGATTTTCATCCACACGAAGGAACTCCATCGCTGATGCTATACCTTCTATACGCTCTTCGTCATATTCTATCGTTTTACAATAATATTTTACCGCGTTAAATTTGTCATCTTTCTTATGGTATAAATCACCCAAGCATAATGCACTGTAATATTTTTCCTGGTTCCAGTTGTTTTGGTCAAGAACCCGAAGATACCACTCGATTGCTTTATCCATATAACCAAATCCAGCATCCATCCAGCTTTGTGCGCAATAAAATGCATATCTTTCAGCAAGCGCGCGCCCTTCACCATTCATTCCACCGTCCTTTTTAATTTCTTCATGATATCCGCGTTCTAGTACTGCCGCGTCTTTAATGTATTTGTGTGGGTCTTGGTTACGACTACCTATTCTACCAGATTCAACATAATAGTTGCCCTGTATTATATATGAACTCTCCTCTTTATCTACGCATGCGATATACTCGTGAAGTACGCCAATATACCGCCATCTTTTTCGGTTATTTACGATAAGTGTTCGCATATAAACAAACGACTGTCCTAATTTTAGCTGGTATGCATCATGTATTAATTCACGCGGCAATTTAAAGTCGCCGTGTATTGTATCATCTGCATCAAAAATAAAGAGGTAATCTGTTTTATTGAATGCCATTTGAAGAGCAAGCGTTCTATTAAATCCAAAATCGCGCCACTCTACTTGCTCGATATAGCCCGGTATGTTACGCCTTTTAAAAAAATCGCGAATAAGTTCCATTGTGTTATCAGTTGAACCGGTATCGGAAATATAATATGCATCAAAGTCGATGTAACTACATAGATTTTCGAGTGTTGTTGTAATAATATGAGACTCGTTTTTAACAATCATATTAAGACATATTGTATAAGATTTAGACGGTTTCTTTTTTATTTCCGTGTAAGCATTTGTGGTAGAACCGACAACATGATTGTCGCAAGAAGTCAATTCTGTTATAATCATACTTGCATAAAATAGCTGGATTGTTTTTAGGTTTGTTTTTAGGTTTGTTTTATTTTACCACGATATAATAGCTATAATATAATGTCATTTACACGTTTTCATGATGACCCTGACCGTATCAAAAAACAACTTCAACAATCCACAGATGTAGGACGATATTGTTTGAATGTTCCTGGTCCTGGTGATAAACCTCTTTATTATGAAGATCCATACATTCGCGCGCAGTTATGGGCCGGAAATATTATGACGAATACTGTTGATATTGAGACAGAATTATTTGGTCTCTCGCGTAGATTAAATCGTGACTCGGTGGATAATTATCACCATGATAGTCGGGCATCAGTGGCTACGCGAACGAATGAATTGATACAATGTCCTACTCGTAGCGGAAGTTCAGTAGAACAGTCGCGCGCAACTCATCCCGCATGGATGTTGCGCGATGTTGAACAAGATAATTGGAAGATGTTGCACTTTGACCCGCAAGAGAATGTATTCATGCCATTTTTCAATAACTTGAATACTCGTATTATTGAGAAGGATCGATTTGTCCCACAAACTACAGTACCTGGTATTTCAGATGATACCTATTTTAATGTACATCCATCACATCGAAACCCTACATTAGAAGGAATGGTTGGCGGAAGACGAGATAGTGAGCGCGATTTAGGCGGCAGCGTCGTCGGTTCCCAAACAAAAATTCAGGATGTAGGCGATATTCGTCAGTTTAGTGGAGCCAACGTTTTGTTTTCATAATTAATATTATATGATTTGAATATTATATGTATTTGAATATTATATGTATTAGAATAATATATATAATAATACCAATAACAAATGGCCGAAATCGCATTGATACTAGGAAGTCTAGGTGCAGCTTATATTGCATCAAACCGTAATAACAATAGTGTTACAGAACCATATCGCAATCCAAATGCAAATAATGCCAGATATCTACCAAATATGAGTATTCCTGTAACAAATTATCCAGTAGTTCGCCCGAATACGGGCAGTAATGTGAATGAATATAAGAACCCTAACACGCCGACTGACCGTTATTATGCGACAAACGTTGATTATGATAAGATGTCGGCTGGTGTTGCTGGAGGAGTTGGTGGTGTAGGCATACTTCGCGGAATTGCAGAACGAGGTCGGGACTTTTCAAACGATAAGAATGATTTTATTACGCAATCAGGTTCTATCGCTGGTTCCGGAAATATTGGCGAAGGTTTAGATACACAATTTGGTGACAATTATAGCAAAGATGGTTTTACATCTCTCATGGGAACAAGAATAGACCCAGCAAATTTCACACATAACAACATGGAGCCGTATTATGGAGCGAAAGTGCGTGGTATCACTACAGGTGCAAATATGCATGAAAATGTCCTTGATAATAAGGTGGGTGGCGGGTCACAATATGTATCTAAGACCGAACAGGCTCCTTTATTTCGTCCGCTTGACAATCTTCATCTTCCGAATGGTATGCCAAACCAGAATGATTTTTATCAATCGCGTGTGCTTCCAAGTATGAAGATTGCAAATGTGAAACCATGGGAAGAAGTTCGTGTTGGCCCGGGTTTAGACCAAGGTTATGGCACACAAGGAACACTTGGATTTAATTCTGGAATGGAAGCACGAGAGAAATGGATTGACCGCGGGGTGGATGAACTTCGTGTCAAGACAAATCCTAAGCTTTCATATTCTCTCGAAGGTCATCAAGGGCCTGCCGCACATTATATCCAAAATGCGCCTACTGCTGAAACTTTAGGACGAATGGAGAAACATCTTCCGGATACGTTTTTTGTGAATACTCCTGACCGTTGGTTCACAACTACCGGTGCAGAGAAGGGTGAGACACAGCGTGCGATTGAAATGGACCGCGAAAGTAACCGCCAGACGACGACATCTGAGTATTTTGGCGCAACTGCACCAGCCGATGGTGGAAGCGCAATGTATGCTCCGAAGAATTTTGAAGATACTCGCCGTCAAACTTATGATGGTAAGCCGATTATCAATCCTTATGCCGCGGAGAAAAATACCGCGACGGAAGCTGATTTTGGCCGTATGAGTTACAAATTTACGCATAATAACCGAACAACTGTACGCCCAAATGAGATGGGTGGAATACATGGCGCACTGAAAGCAGTGGTTGCCCCACTATTGGATGTTCTGAAACCGTCGCGTAAAGAAAATGTGGTTGGAAATGCGAGAATGTACGAGAATGCACGTATGCCGGTTCCTGCTGCAGTAACTGCGACATTCAATCCAGCCGACCGCGCACCAACTACAATTAAGGAAACTACTGTTGGGTTGGTTGGATATGACCATCTTAATGTTGAACGTCAAGCCGCTGCTGGTTATTTAATCTCTCAGAACACGCCTGTAGATACAGAGCGAGCAACCACGAGCACGGACTATTTAGGAGGTGCTGGCGGTACTGCCACGCGTATGGGCAATGGATTGTATAACGCGGCTTACAATCAGCGAAATAACGTAAATAAGACTTATAAAAATATTACCAATCACGGATCAATGTCACTCTTCAATTCTAATACCAATGTTAAAATCGACCGTATTGATGCCGACCGCACTAATCATCGCACGATGGTTGCGACAAATGCACCGGCATCAATACCGAGTATCGATATTTACGGAAAGATGACAATGCCGCAGAGCTACGATGAAACTAAGCTTAACGAGAGAATTCAGCCGGATATTTTGAACGCATTTAGACAAAATCCATATACACACAGTTTGCAAACGTATTGAAATAAACATTACATCTATTTATGGCCACGTAAAGGTTCATAATTAGATGTGTCGAGAGATTTATTTATCATGTATAGATATGCACTATACACTAGAGATAATTTTATAACAATATATTAGTTATTATAATTCAAATGAATTTATCGGATTTATTTAATGATAAATACACGGTAGTATTCGTACTTATTTTAGTATTATTAGTAAGTGTATGGATTTCACGTACATATCGGAATGGAGGTTTTAGTCGATGGATTGCGCCGTCTGAAGGGTATGGGACAGGTGTTATTGAAGGAATGAGTGGTTCGCCACTTACATCTCTTCTGACATTATCCTATGATAATACTGCTCCTTCGGGAGCAAGTTCGGCCACAGACGGAAAAGTTATAGTAAATCGATGCGAATTTGTTCAGAATAGTGAAATGAAGTATCGGTTTATTTTTAAGACAACAACCGGAACCAACTTAAAGGGTGGTCAAACTCCCGCTAAAACAGTTAAGATAACAATACCGGCTATATATGCGAGCAATACTAGTGCAACTGGTATGAGTTTAACATTAAGATTAAATATTCCAAATGCACCGGTTATTGAAACAATTACAGCTCCATCGAATGGGCTTAGGGTTAGTGTTAGTGCAGATGGAACGAAATGTGAAATAACATATACTCCACAGCAAACAGCCGATGTTGGACCGGCAACGTATCTATTAGAATTGTCTGGTATAAAGACACCTACTACGGCACCAGCTGCACCTACAACTAGCCAATATGTTACATTAGAAAGTTCTGCCGAACCGTCTCAGGCTGAGACGCTAGTTGCAGTGAATTTCTTCTCTACAGATCCTGCGAAATTAGTTAGAATATTCAGCAATAAAAGATATGACGGAGGTTCATCTGATATATATCATGATTGCCGTAAAATAATAGCCACATCCACTGCTAAATTATTGGAGAGAGACGATTCAACTACAGAAACACCGACTGGAAGTCAGACGGTCTTTAAGTTAGATTTTGCACTAACCAATCCGTTAAGTGTTGGAGATATGATGATGATACAAATACCAAACTTATTAAGATTAGATGGCACAACTTTACAGATTAAACTATTACAAGGTGCAAATACATTTGCATACAGAGACTTGACATTTACAACTGCATCACCGTCATTTGCGTCATTTATTTTAAGTGGTGATAATCCGGTTAGTGCCAACACTACTGCCACATTATTCTTATATGGTGTTCGTACTCCAGACCAAGAAGTTCAGGCACCGTCTAATGGAAATAAAATAAGAACATTCTTGGCGGGAGCAAGCAATCCGACTTTTACTAGCTCAAACTTTTTAGATGCAGGTGAATACACATTTCCGGCAATACCAAAAAGAGCTTCAACGGCTGTGAGCAGTGGTTCGCCTACATCCTCCGGAACAGCAAGCGATGGAACAACATATGTAACCAGTGCTGCGTCTTCTGTTCTCATTTCAGATGTGAAACGTCAGATGAACTGGGCAATTGAAGCACAAAAAGAATACGAAACTGCATATAAAGCACTTCGTGCTGCAACCACGACGACCGCAAAAACAGATGCTCAACTTAAATACGATGTCGCGGTTGCTAGACGTAATCGCCTGATTGCAAGTCACCCAGACTCCTGGTATGATGGTGCGAATTGGCGATATGGTGATGACGGACATGTGCGTAAATGCGTTGAACCATCCAATCTCTCAAGCAATGAAGGCAACTGTCAGAACATATTTCGATTGGACGCGAGTGGTAATGTCATAAAATCAGCAGATGGTAATAATATATTACTTATGCGAAAGTGTCCATGGAAGTGCAACAATCCCGGATTAACCGGTTCTGATGCATGCCGGATCGACGCCGACTGTCTTAAAGTCACACGTTGGGCTACATATTTACCGGACGGAACCCAAATCGAAAGAAACTTACTTGCAACAACCAGGTCAAATTATGACGAGATAACAAGTGAGACAAGTTCGTCGTCACTTGCAGATGATGACATATATCGTCGCGGTATTACTCGTAATTTTCGTGGTTATGGACGACCACCTCGTAATTTTCAAGGCCAGCGTCAAGGTTATGAATATGGGCAAAGTCCAGGTCTATTTGGGTCAATACGTGATGCAGCTGGCAATATTATACGGGGTATTGGACAATGGATTGACCCGAACGATCCCGCTGCCAACCAACGTACTAACCGTCATAACGCTTATTATTATGAGGACGGTTCGCCTGCAGCAACAGCTTATCTTGGTATGTATAATGGTCAAGGATATGAAGAGGAGTCGCCATTTTATACCGCATCCAAACCGACAAATTACTATTACACTACGAATTATTATTATACAGATGGAGAAACAGGTAGCAGTGAAGTAAATGATGGAAAAAGTAATATGCCTGGGAAACTATCAAATGTGAAACCGTACGACCAGGCTATTAATTTTTAACGGAATAAACGGAATTAATTGAATAAATGGAATTAAACAAAATTTGTCATTATTATTAAGATTTATAACATTGATACATCAAATCATAATGACAAGTAATTCATCTGAATTAGAAGACATACATAAAAATATTCACAATAAACTAGATGTCTTCATAAAAAACCGAAAAATTCCGAACATTATATTTTATGGACCTCATGGGTCAGGCAAAACGTTTATATTAAATCGGTTTATTTACTCGATATATAACGGTGATAAGAGTGCTATAAAAAACTATGTTATGCGCGCAAATTGTGCGCATGGTAAGGGAATACGATTTATTCGAGAAGAATTGAAATTTTTTGCGAAGACGAATATCGATATGAAAGAAGGTTCAATATTTAAATCAGTCATATTGACAAATGCAGATAAACTGACAATAGATGCACAATCAGCATTACGAAGATGTATTGAACTATTCAGTTCATCTACCCGATTTTTTATTGTTGTTGAAAATAAAGATAGTCTTTTGAAACCAATACTTTCAAGATTTTGCGATATTTATATATCCCCACCAGTATTTTCATTATCATCTCCGATAAATGAAATACAATGCGATAAAATGACAACACCTATAATATCTGATGGTATAAATCTTCATAGTTATCTTGCAGATAAAGCATGTGATACGAATAAAATCATCAAGTCGAGAGAACACACATTAGACGAACTTATAAAAATACACTCAAGTTTTTTGAAGGAACCACCCATTCCGACTGAACCAGAAAATAATGCACCATCATGTAAAAACTATGAAGGTATAATAAGTCTATCTATTTCCTTATACGAACAAGGATATTGTGGTCTCGATATTATAGATTTTATTCATAATCATCCAGATATTATCGAGATAAAAAAGTATGAGTTGCTTATTATGTTTGATAAAGTACGAAAAGAATTCAGGAATGAGAAATTATTGATACTATACTTCCTTCACTTCATTGTATTTCGTTGTAATTTGAGTTTAGAAAATATCTCATTTATGTAATACTCAATTATATTTGTGGTAATTCTTATTGTAATGGATGATTATTCGGTTACTTCGTTGTATGAGTCGAAAAATGAATGGGCGTCTCGGTTGGTGAATATTTTGACGCCGCTTATTCAAGAAGGAATACGGTCTATTTTTGATGAAGCAGTGAAATTATGTGTTGGCAACAAAGAGCAAGACAAGTATCTTATGACATTTCAGAACCTTCTCTCGAGAGTTCCCAAATGGAACCCCAACATTATCAAGGAAGAGACTGGTAGAATTAAGGAACGCAGTACATGCGGATATTTAGAGGATTTGATAACATGCGTACATATCATTCATTTAAAATGCATGACTGTCATGCGTGTTGGAAATAAACAAAAGAAAGTTGATATCAAAATTCCACAATTGGCGGATTTTATACATAAGATTTATGTGAATACAGCGCGAAAGGTGTATTCGAATGTATATATTTTCGAGAGAGGCATTCAGCCGCTTCATACTCAGCGCAACAATCGTGAATTTGAGATTATTGTCAAGGAATGTATTTATAATACAATTCGTGATAATATACCAGTAGAAGAACTGATTAAGATGTATTTAGAAGATACAATTGAGGATGTAGTTGAAGTGACAGAGAATGAAGAGGTTATTCAACAGGAACCTATTCTCTCGGAAGAAGATGCAAATCTCTCGGCAAGACGTCGCGCACATCATGGAAGTACGCGCAGAAGACGCCATCGCGACCGTGTATCCGAAGATAATAATTCTAATGGTGCAGCAGATGGAAACAATGATGCCGACACTCCAACAACATTAGACCAACTTGACTTCGTTGGCGAATTAAATGGTGCAGTAACATCATTGTCGTCGTCAGGCGATGAGAAGACAACGAGAGATAATGTTGATGTTGATGCTGGTACTAGCAGCGGTACTAGCAGCGCTGGTGGTATTTCATTTGGTGAAAATGAGGTGCGCACTTTTGAAACAGATGCAAGTGAGAGAAGGAATGAATATATGAGAGACGATGACGATGCAGATGGAGGCGATGATGAAGATGGCGATGTGGGACGTTTAAGGATTGGCGGAGATATCCGGTTAGACACACTTGATATTCATACACTGAATGACGTACAAGAAATCAATGCGCCGCCTCTTTTAGATGATATCGAAGTATTATCGTAATATTGAAACGTGTTTATTCATAGGTTTAAATATTCATATGGTATAATATAAAAATACAATGTTCGGCGAGGATGGAGGCAGCTGGTATGATAATATATTTTTGATAGATATATTGATTTTTGTATTTTCTTTTGCATTTTTAGCAATCGCCGGTATAATAATGTATTTTTGTTATCCACTAGTGATGACGGCATTTCAAACCTGAAACGCGTATAAAAATAAATAAATAATTGAAATCGTATGTATATACATCTATTGAGAACTATATACATTCAAGCAGTATGTTTAACTCCACAAAATTGGCAATTATCGGCGCAGCTGTCGCAATTGTCTATTTTTTATTGAAATTTATAGAAATGCGATTTGTTGATACCGATAACCAAAAGTCTGTAAAAGTGCTTCTTCGCGACTCGATTGTAGTGTGTGTTTCGTCAATTCTAGCAGTCTTTATATTAAACCAATTTGAAAATATTAGTAGCGGAACCAGTGGCGGCAGTGGTGCTCCCGCTGTATTTGTAGATACACCCGGATTTTAATCAAGATGTAATTGTTCTGGTTCGCTGTCTGTTGATACATTATCACATTCTGTCTTTTGTTGCATTTTAGTGTCTTCAATACCATGCGCATAATAATGTTTTCCAACCTGGTTCAAATTGGACAACATCAATCTCCACGCATCATAATAAGAATATTCTGTGTATTTCAATTCTGATGCCCATTTCTCGCAAAATCGGCGAACGTATGGTGCCGCAACTGCATTTTTATACTGAGGCATTGACGGAAACAGGTGATGCTCGATTTGAAAATTAAGATACCCCATAATCCAACTAACTAGTTGTGATTTGGTAGAGATATTCACACTATGATGAAGCGCATATTCAAACCATAAAAGATGTTTATCCTCCGGTATAACGTCTGTAAATGTGTGCGACAGAGAGAAATGACCAAATAGATATATGAAATTCCAGAAATTTATTACCATAAGCAGAAAATACGAGTATATAATTCCATAGCCTGCATAACTAGAAATGATGAAAGGAATAGATATATGTGAGAATAACATACATAGAAGTTCAAATGTGGTTTCAACTCGCTGTTCTCTCGTCTTAGTTGTACATAAACGATGAACTACCTTCTTTGGATGAAGATAATATGTCCAAAATAGATGAACAATTATACCATTTACGATAGGAAGAAACGTCCAGGCTTGAAGACGCATCCACCACCGGTTCATAAATCGCGACGCCACCTTACCATTTGTGTTTTCTTCGAATGCTCTATTAAAAAAAGCAACGAATGGTGTTGTATCCAAGTCAATGTCATGCTTCACCTTCTGAGGAGTTGCGTGGTGTTTTTGATGCATTGTATTCCATACACTTGAACTCACGCCATCACCAAAACACATTGTAATAGTTTGAATTGCGCGGTCTAATCGCCGAATACCCGTAAAACTAAGATGTCCGCATTCATGTTGCACCCATCCACACCGCGTTTTAAATGCAATAAATGAGAGAACCGAGAGATAAATGTTATAAGAAGCCATCCAGGTTCCTACACTGAAATAAAATGCGAGTTCCAATAATCGAAAATACACGTGAATATAATCCGGTTCAAAACACCCTTGTTGAATAAGAGTTGTCCGCATCTCTCGAAAATCTGTTGTCATATCTGTTTCGCGTTGTGTTAGTTGAATTTCTGGATGAAGGCCATCACCGGATTTCTCAGGTCCGTCATTATAATGAGGAAGTGAATGAAGAACTTTTTTCGCCTTTGATGAACGAAAATGAAATTCATTAAATATTTCAGTCGAATCAGCTGTATTTTTTGCATAATTTATGATATTTCCGCCAGGATGTTTGAATTCGGTTATGTCATATGTTACACCATCAATCGTAATTACATCGCGTTGTTTTTTTGGTGTCGTCATTATTTGTATCGACAAATGTTCGTTATACAATACCAATAGATAAATAACTAGGGTTGTGTTTATATCGATTAGAAACGATGATATTTAAAAAATAAGAATAAAAGCGTAACATTTACCGTAACACTTATAATACCAGCAACCATAAGTGATGTATCCTGAATGAAATAGCCATGAAATAACCAAAGAGTACTGGTTAATAGTAGTAAGAATAACGAATAAAGTGACAAATCTTCCACATGTTTGGTTTGATATGTTTTGTATAATTGAGGAAATAGTTGTATGCAATTAACAATCGGTGCTAATATAGAGACAGAATGAGCAAAAGACATATTGCAATGAATAATATTTGTAATATTATATAATATAACCAGATATATTCTCTCGCATACATTATACATTAAATGAGTGTGATAGCGGATATATCACCTACACAACTCATCAACGAATTTCTCTCGGGTCTTACAATCGCATTATTACTTATTCCTGAGTCAATTGCATTCGCTTTTATTATGGGATTGTCTCCAAATACAGGACTACAAAATACCATGATAATGTCTCTCATCACTTCATTATTTGGAGGAATGCCAACGATGATATCCGGTTCTACTGCTGCTGTTGCAACTTCTATTGCCGGTGTTTCAACAATTCTCGGAAAGGAATATATTATTCCAACGGTAATTATTGGTGGTGTCATGCAGATTTTAGCTGCTGTTACTGGGTTATACAAATATGTAACTTATGTTCCAAAATATATTATGTCTGGGTTTTTGGTAGCATTGGCCGGTCTTATTGCAATTCATCAACTTGATAATTTCAAAGATAAGGAACACAAATGGATTACAGGTTTGAAATTAGCGAATACGTCATTATTCACGATTATTTCCACATTGATTGCATTTTTTGGAGTTATTAAAATAACACATAGCAAAGACCAAAACATTCATATTCCTGGAGGACTTGTATCCATGTTTGCAATTACGGGATTTATATTTATCTTTACAAAGTATTACAATATTGACCGTGTAAAAGATATTGGTGAAATAAATTCAGATTTACCATCGCTTATTTCATTAGATGGTATTTCTCCAACTAAAATAAAGTATGATGTTGATACGTTGTTTAAAATGTTGCCATTTTCAGCCGCAATGGCATTTACTGGGCTATTAGAATCACTTATTATGGTGAGAGATACAGAGAGTGCGCTTGGTATAAAAGGCGATTCATTCCGAGAGAGTATAGTGCAAGGTATTGCGAATGTAGCGACTGGATTTACTGGTGGGTTTGGAGGTTGCGTGTTGGTTGGGCAAAGCAAACTTAACTTATTTAATGGTGCGAAAACCCAATTTTCATCTGTGATTACGAGCTTACTATTTATAGTTATATGTCTATTCTTTGGCCCGGCTATTAACGAAATTCCAATTGCAGCAGTAGTAGGGGTAATGTTACTTGTCGTATATAAGACTGGTGACTGGGATAGTTTATTCAAACCACAATCGTTCGATCGCCGATGGATAATTACATTAATTACTGCATTCGTTGGTTTTATCTCTGGTAGTTTGTCACTTGGGGTTGTCGTGGGTGTGGTTCTGGACAAGATTACCGCGCGGTTATGAAATATGGATTAAATTGTAATATTGTGACATTGTATTTTTATAGTATCGTACGCACACAAGCCAAAATAAATGAGCAAAGCAAGCAGAATTGATAAATAAGATATATATAAGACCCTATTCAAAAAATCGAAATAGAAAATACAGTATTCATCTACTATCTAGAATATAACAATCTAGAATATAACACGAACCATACATCCAAATTATTCAATTACTAATAACATGGGTTCAAGAATGTAAAACATAAAAAATTGATTTGTTATGTTTTCATTATTCAGTATGTATCATTCGTTCATTCGTTGTAATGTCTGTTGCTGCTGCTGCCACCGAAACTGTCGCACCCGAGACCGTATCTATTGCTCTTAATACGGGTAGCGTTTCTGATTACTGGCCTCTTACATTGGATGCAGTGAGTGATTGTGACCTATCTTATATGAATGACAAATGGTCGGAGGATATGATAAAGGATGGAATGCGCGCGATTATTCGCGCCGGACAACTACCCCAGGTCCGATGTGATGCGAAGAGTGTTTGGACCCATCTTTCGAAATACAGCCCACCAGCCGACCGCGGTTTCATGTTCAGTCACGGCGATGACCGCCTTGTTACACTGGTTCAAGATAATATGGAAACAGGGCATTCTGGTTCCAGTATGGGATGGACCATGCGTAATATTGAGTTCATCGCCAAGAATGGACTTCCAGCTCACCGAGTGATGATACTCGAAAATAGAAGGCGTTGAAATCATCAGCAATAACACGGTAATGTATCGACATTAATACATATATGTGTATTTTTTCCGTCGTTCAAGAATTTTGCAGCTAATGCCGCATGCTTCTTATATTTTTTTAATGTAATTCTAAATCCATCAAACACCTGATTATGGATTTCTTTTGACGGAATATGGTTATGAACTGACCTAGAAATCATTTTGTACAATTTAAAATCAGGATATCTCTCTTCACCACTTGATTTATACAATACATTACGACCTTTATCATCCATCGTCCATTTTACAACCAACTTAATAATTGGGTCGGACTTGCACAGTTTTTCTACTTTATGCAAGTCATAAATAAAATAATCAAATAGTGCGCATGCAAAACGACACAAATCAAAACTGTAATTCGGTTCAACGATTGGCTTATCTGGATTATAATAGGGCGGAAAATTGTACTGTGTTGCCGCATCACCTTTCGGATGAAAACTATCACTGCATATTAATTCGCCATGAAACTTGTAAATTGCGCGACCGAAATCAATGATTTTGAATATGCGTCCGTATGTGGGGACCTTATAATATTGCCCTTCATAATGATAATAAATAAATTCTTCAGTAGTCTCAATAAACATGATGTTATTTGTGTGAAGGTCATTGTGTGTGAATGCGAACATTTTTTGGTAAATAATAAGTGTCATAATCACTTGAAATAGTAGCGACGTCCATTCTTCTTTTGTTAGCTCATCGTGCATCATAATATGGTCGAGAGTATTCACACATTTTTCAAGTAAAATCGCTTGAACTGGAAAGTCTTTTATTTTAACAATGATTTTTTCATCATCACTATAGTCATCATCATCTGAATACATTGACGAACCATCGACCGAGCTGTCATCATTTTGAGATATGCATTTATTATCGTCGGCATCATTATCATCGTCGTCATTATTATCATCGTCGTCATTTCCCTCTTCGTCAAGTTCGGCATCATTATCGTCGTCTATCGTCGTATAAGACGAATTCGATTGTGATGTTGTATCGCTGTCACTATCGTCGTTATCTCTCGTGTTCTTTTTCGGATGCAATATTGTTGGCGTATGAACTTGGTCGGTGTTACATTCAGTTCGCGTATCGAAGTCATCAATGTTTATTTCGACAACATCGAGAGGTGCTATTGATAGTCCAGATAATTCTGGCGGAGGAAGTAGCTCATTTGTTACAATAGATGTTGTATCACATATGCGAACATCCTCGAGAATATTTATACGGTTTTTATTATTAAAATAATTATCTGATAATAACCCATCACTTGCTATTTCTTCATTCATAATTGGATTTAGCTTGTTTCGCAGTTTCAATAATTTGTTGGCGCTGATATTTGTATCATCTTCACCGAATTGAGAATAGTCAATGATAAAGCGTTCATTTTCATATGTATTAAAAAAAGAACAATCTGCCAAATAATCTATGTCGTCAAATACGTTTGTTGAAAATTCGCGCTGTTTGCAAAGATAGCTTCCATAATAGTCCAGCCCATGGACAATACCATGTGTATGAAGAACCCGACTTGTCAAGTATGAAAAAAATCCATCTACATAGGATGAATTATTAGTATTCAGCATTTTTTCGTCACAATTTTCTAGAGTTGAGTTGTATTTAGGAAGTATCGCCCCTGATACATTTGACACCCCAGCCGATGTCTCATATTTTCCAGATAAATAACGGATTGGGTCAAGAAGGGGTGAATATTTTACAAAAATTGGAACATTTGTCGTATTTCCATCGTCGTCGCCTATCACTGTTTCTAAATGATTTAGAGAACTATGACTGGAATTGCAGCGACCATCTTCATTTGTACTATTATGATTAGCGACAATTTGAGTAGGATGTTCGATGATATTATGCAGATAATACTTCTGGTTCAATTGAATTGCATTATAGTTTGTATCATTAATATCAAAAAATCTCGAGTAAATCGGTATATAATTTTGAATATCATATAATAAAGCTACATCTATCTTTTCGGGAGTATATTTATGTTTTCTGTAGTGAAGTTGAAATGTGTTTGATGTTGTCATTTTCCTAAAATACAATAATATGATTGTTCGATAGAAGTTTTATATTGGTTTTAAACGGGCGCTCGTGTAAAATATCGTAAAAAAATATATATCATTTTTATTACAAGGTGAAACGAAACATTCATCATGAATTTAGAACTTACGAAATTCGATATGAAAGCCATCAGTTTTCGTCCAGATGAAAATAAAGGCCCGGTTATTGTACTCATTGGGCGCCGTGATACTGGTAAAAGTTTTTTGGTCCAAGATCTAATGTTTCATCACCAAGATATTCCGATTGGAACTGTTATTTCGGGTACAGAAGCCGGAAACGGTTTTTTTGCTGCACATGTCCCTAAGTTGTTTATCCATGATGCTTATAATACCGCGATTATAGAAAACATTCTCAAACGGCAAAAGGCTGTGTTAAAGCAGGTGAAGAAGGAAATGGACACGTATAAAAAGTCTTCTATTGACCCGCGTACGTTTGTTGTATTAGATGACTGTTTGTATGACAACAAATGGACGAAAGATGTAATGATGAGGCTTCTCTTCATGAATGGGCGTCACTGGAAAATTATGTTGGTCATCACAATGCAATATCCCCTTGGTATCCCTCCAAATCTCCGCACGAATATCGACTAC